GGGGAAGCCAGAGTGAGAATGACCCCACAGCCATTGCTTGCATTGCAGCGATAGCCACTAGGTACGCAACTGTCACGCACAGAGGTTTCAGATTGCTCGCTGACACCCTCGGGGTGCACACCACGAATCCGATTGACGGGCACATTACTCACAGTGTTGGGCCTAAGCACGATTTACCTGTGTGCACAGCTTCACCTCGCTATGTTGGCGTCCTGGCGGGCGCAGGTCGTGAGGCTTACACCTACGAATCTGTTCAGGGAGAGGATTTCAAGCAAGACATGGAGATTGACATGACTGGTCTGGAAGGGGCAGTGCTCGACAGGACTGCATATGTGGCCCTAACTCGAAGTTCCACAGGTGTGTACCTGCACATGGATGCAGCCAATCCCACGACCAACATTCGAGCACCACCAACCGGAAGTGACCTGATGAATGCACTAGTGTACGCCATGCGTGCCTCAAACACTCCTTCCTTGCCTGCGCCAGACGGCTTGATCAAGGCCACGTTTTACAGACACTTGCATTGGTCAATGCCCCTCTTGCCGTGGTTTGCCTCTGTTGGTTCAGAGGTGCCAGCCGAACTCTTCCAGAACATTATCCCTAAGAGCAATGTTCATGTGGTGGAGGACCATTCCGTCATAGAAGGCAACGTTTCGGAAGAAGTGCCGTCCTCTTCAGGGGCGTTCGACACAATTGGTAACGAAGTGCACCCGTTTGCTAAGGAACATCGTGAACTGGGCACCACACGAGGCATGACGGACCAATTCAAGGAGGTAGCATTCGTCAATCCCCACGTGCACAAGCGGTCAGACACTCCAACGTACTTCCTATCTGTGGAGAAACGCCTGAAGACGGCAGGGAAAACTGAGAACATACGACGAATGGAGTCCTGCCCACGCAAAGACATGTGTGACGAGTACGATCGACTCGTGCCCAACCCTCCAATTTGGACCGTCGAAAAGTTTGAAGGTTACATCGACCGCGCTGTGGACGAGTATTGTTCGAAGCGCACTTTAGGAGCCGTCTTGAACAAGCTGAACTCACACGACCCAGATAGGCGTGGGCGCGACATCAAGATATCCCTCAAAAATCAAGTGATTAAGAAGGATGAGAAGCGCGACAAACTTTCTGCCATACCCGGCCAGCTCATTCATGAGTATGACGTGCTTTGCACTCTTGGTGACGCACCCTTCGCCCTCTTTCTGGAAGACGAGATAATTTCGGCATTTCCTAAGAACTTCTTGTTTTATCGCAGAATGGGGCCGGACGAATTCAAAGCGGCGTACCAAAGGTCCTGGCGCGTCGGCAATGGCGTCCACACCTCGGATGTCACTCGATGGGATGTGGGATGTGATGCTGGCGTTCTCAACTTCGACGTTCACGTCATGCGAAGGTCAAAATTTCCGGAAGCGTACATTGAGGAGTACATGGAAAGGAGATTGACGTCCAGGAGCCAGCACGGGCCTATGGCAACCATGCAGAATTCTGGTGACCGGTACACTTGGGCCCTCAATTCTCTCCGTCGTGCCACGTTAGCCTCTCTTGTTTGTCAGGTCACTCCTGCCGACACCGTCGCCATCAATGGCGATGATGAGGCAATTGACCGCATGGTCGACGCGCTCCCATTCAAGGACTCGCCATGGGAATTCAAGGACCAAAATGGCATGACTGGTGAATTTAGCGGTTTCGAGCTAGGTGGTCCAACACCTCTTTATTCTGCGCGAGGCATAGCCTATCGAACCCTGATCCTCATGAGCCGCGACCCCTCCGCCCAAGACAAGTGGGTTAACTACCTCGACTTGTTATCACACTGCGATCTGGACTCTCCAGAAGCAGTAGATGTTGCCAACTCCGCCCGTCAACACATGCACCTGGAACTTTTCCAGGAGTATCTGCCATCTCCGCTCCGCCCTCTGTTTCCAGAGGTTTTTACGTGAGGTCTTGTTCTCTTTCCTTTTCCTTTCTTACCCTATCTAACCGCCTTTACTTTTCTTCTTCTCCTTCGACCTCACTCTTTTCCTCG